CTTTTGTTTTGTCATATCCCAAAAGCAGCCCTTTCTCAACCCATTTATTGATTGAGGAACGTTCTTTTTCATAAGTGCTCGCAACAAAGTTGATGATTTGGAAATCCCCATCCTTATTGCGTGTGAGATGAATAGGAACAATGATTGGGCTGTCCCCTCTTTTTAGTTCCGTAATAAGAACAATTCCACCATCTGTATCTGATTTAAAGACAGCTATCGGATGCTGGATTCCAACTAAAAGCCCTTTCAATTCAGACGCTTTAAGACCGTGCTTTCCGTCCATGCCTAATAATTTCTTACCTTTCGGCAGGAGTACATGAATGAATTGGCGTTTTGTTGTGTTTATTCCTTTTCGATCTGAGGCACCAAAAATCTGAAGAACCCAAGAAGGCCTACCAAGATTGAACTTATTTGTCCCCTTACCTTGTTCCCAAAGCTTCAACTGTTCATCAAACTCCCTAGAGCGATTAAGGGTATCCAGCCTTTCTTGCGGAGACATTGAGGCAAAGCCTTCAGGAGTATCAATCTTCTCGCCTCTCTGCACCCGTAAGGCGTACTCTTGCTCAAGCTCCTTCCTGCTCTTGCCAAGTCGGATTCCCAGAGTTTGATAGAAGGCGTCCAACACTTTGGCGCCCATCTCGGCTACTTTCTTTTCAGCTCCAGCGCCTACCAACTCTTTCACAAAGCGGGTTATGAAGTCGCTGACCTCCTTGTCCATAACCTCAGGGTCAACACCTTCTCCAGACACCTCAACCCTTTCTCCGTTGTCGAGTTGTTCGGCGGCCTTCTTCTCGTCTGCAATAGACTTATTTATGTCTCCTCTAGTTCCTGAAGGTTGATCCTCCTGAATAATTCTTGCGAATTGCAATTCCATAGCGGCGTCAACTTGGCTAGGCTTAATTTGATTAACAGCTCGATCAAAAGAATCAAATTCTTTTTTGACCGTCTGGAAAACTTGATCCTTAGTGACCGCTTCAAAGAAACCTGCGCCCCCGCTTTCCTGCTCGGCAACTTCTCTAAACCTGGCAAGAATCTCCTGAAGTCGTTCAGGATTTGCAGATAAGAGAATGTCTCTAAAGTAGCGTTGCGCAGGTGTCGCGGATTCCTCCATGAGTGAGCCAGTGAGTTCTTTTTCGTGGCCCTTGCCGTTGATCTTCTTCAGTCGCACTACCTCGGTTGCTACCGACTGGAGCACGTTCATAATCTTGCGGTCTTCAGGGCTGTCAGCAATAAACCTGTTAATGATCCGAGTATCAGAGAATGCGGCGGCAAAAATAGCGGGCCTCATTCGTCTTGCGATATTGTCATAAAGGGCATTGCCGTTTGAATCAATGAGGCCCTCTTTATCAGGCGTGCGCTTTACAAACTCGTCCATTGATTTGCGCGTAATCTCACCGTCTTTGGTGAATTCAACCTCTTCAAGTCGGACGTTTCGAGCGTCCTGGGCGGCTTGTTCGGCCGGATTGAGTTTGAGCGTTCCTGTGCGGTTGGACGCCTCACCGATACCCTCAACCACATCAGCATCATCCATCACTCTGACCAGGATCGGGTTACGCATTTTCTTGATCTGGCGTTTGGAGATTCCGAATTCTTTTGAATCTTGAGTGAGGTCAGCTCGGTACTTAGTCGCCTTGACTTGCCTGTATGCGCCCTGGAGGCCAGCTATGCGGCCATTCCCTGCGATTGCTCGTGCTCCTGCTACGGTCGGATCTGTGAAACTCGGATTGCTGGAGCCGTCAACCGCGTTAGAAGTAAGCACATCGTCCGCGTCCACCACAGCATAACGCATAGTCACCGGCTCGGAGCTCGGGTCAGCGGACACTTCAACCTTCTTGCCCCAGAGAATATTCATGTCCTCAGGCACGTAGGCAATAATCGGAGCGCCTTGATCGAGGGAGCGGCTCTCACGTAAGAGGTTGAAATTCGGAGCGGCCGCAATTTTCTCCATCTGCAAGCGGCTTTCCTTAGACGAGCGGTCACGATTCTGGATAGAATCGAGCACACTCTTATTCATGTTTGTGTTCGGAGCGGCCTGACCCTCTTCCCCTGCGTTGGGTGCTGCTGTTCGCTCTTCTTCGGCATTTAATATTGCTGTAGCGCGTCTGTTTGTTCTCGCGCCGAGGGCTCCGAAGAATGCACCCATACCTGCCGAGACTGCCAAATTTGTAGGATCAAAAGGATCATATTCACGAGCCTGTTTTTGATAGTCAGCATTGTTCAGAATGAATCCTATCGTTGCATTTTCGCCAATATCTGTAGCTGGATTTACTACCGCGCCGAAGGCCATAGACTTCAAAACCTTAGAGCCTAGAGCGCCTGGAAGTGCCATTCCCGCTCCCTCAAAAACACCAGCCG